GTAGTTGTAGCAGCAGTTGTAGCAAGTCAAATAGCAACTATGGCTGCAGTTGCAGCAATACCACCAAGTGCACCATCAGCACCAAGTGGGTCAGGGCCAAGTGATCCTAGTGGACCTGGCTCTCAACCAAAGAACGAGTTTGATGCTGGTTCTGGCGGGGAAGCAAGAAGGAAGCCAAAGGCAAAGATCAAGAAAAAAATCAAGATCAAAAAGCCCAAGGTAAAAATAAAAAGAAATAATAGGAGGATAAAATGATAAAGGCAATATTAAAACCTTTTAAATTTATCTTCAAAGCAGTTAAATTCGTAGTTATGTTACCCATAAACCTAGTTAAGTTTATTCTAATCAAGGTTTGGGCGGTAGTTAATTATGTTCTTAATCTTGTTTGGAAGATCATAAAAGGTATATATAAAGCAATAGTAGCAATAATCAAAGAAGGTACTGAATTTGTTACCTGGATTATTACAAGTATATACAATGCAATTAAATGGGTGTTGGTTAGCACCTGGAAATTAGTTGTGTGGATATTTCAAAAAGCATGGAAAGCAGTCAAGTTTGTATGGGCATGGTTAGTAGAAGCATTTGTAGAAACATTAAATCAATTGTGGACATTACTAGGTATGTTCGCAGCATGGCTAGTGCTTGAAGGATCCGCAAAAACCACTGTTGGTTATGCAATCATCTTAGTTCTTGTTGTCTGGTTAGTGACAATAAGAGTTAGAGGGGAGGAATAACATGGCAAAAGAAACAAAATTAGATGACGAAAAGGCAATGGGAGCAATAAGCGGTATTAAAAATATTCTACTTAGAATAATCGCTGTATTTGCAGCCAATGGACTTGGAGTTATTGGTGCTGGTGCAATTATTGGTATTGATACCGTGAGTGCAATAATCCTTGCAGGAACTCTAGGAGTTGCTACAGTAGTTGAAAAACTAGCAAGAGGGTTTATTGATGACGGAAGACTGAGTATCGAAGAAATAAATAGTGCATTTAACTCAGTAGATAAGAAATCTAAGTAGGTATTTGACACCCTCCCTTGGTAATGGTATACTTAAGGTAACCATATCTAGAGAGGGTTTCATTTGACCTGCATTGCGGTAGTTAGACAAGAAAATAAGATTTATATGGCTGGTGACAGAGGTGCATCAGATGAAAACAGCATGCTTACTTTAAAGGCACCAAAGGTTTGGAAGACTGGTCAATATCTAATAGGATATGCTGGCACCATGGATGGTGAAAGAATAAGGTTAAACTTTAAACCACCTGCTCCAGAAGGCAACCTAGATA